GGGCTGCAGGGTTCGAATCTCGGTGACCGTCGGGCTCGAAGGTTCTGGAGCGGGCGCGCCCGGCGGGCTCTCCCTTCCCCTTCCCTTCCCTTCCCTTCCCTTCCCTTCCACCCGGGCGCTACCGTGCTCCGACACGGGCTCTGCACTGTTCTGCCCGGGCGTGCCCGGGCGCGGTGGTTCAGGCAGCACACTCGCCGGCTCTCGGTGGTCGAACCGCTGATGTTTCGCTAGGTTGGTGACGTGCCCGTAGTCGCGACCGTCTACCGAGTAGCGCGTGATGAAGCCCTTTCCCTCCAGCGCAACCAACACCGCGCCGAAGTCGCCGTCCCAGTAGGGCAGAACGTCGCTCTTGAGCTGGCGCGGGCGCCACTCGAACCGCCCTTCGCGGTCAGCGAACATCCAGAGCCCCTGGAACGCTCTGAAGATCGGGAGCCCCGTGGAGACCTCGAGGTCCCAGAGTTCCTCGTCCTTCAGGACGTCGGGCTTGACGGTGCGGATGCGCCCTCTCATTGCCCCGCCGACTCGCCCTCGAGCTGCTGCGCGAAAGCCTCGATGGCTGCCCGGATCGCCTTCTGACGGGTGACCTTCCCCGGGCGCCCGTGAGAGCGCTTGGGGTTGCGGCGCAGCAGCGCGTTGACGATGCGGTCCACCGCGTCCGAATGCTCGGGGCGCAGGCGCAGGCCAACGTGCTCGTATTCTACGGGTTGATTCATGGTCTCCTCGTTCAAGAGGCTTTCGCCCCGGTGATGCGTTCGATCTCCGCCGTCAGCCACTGGCCAAAGAGCGCAACATTCCGCTGATGGATCCATTGGTCTCGGACCTCGATCAGGGTCTCCAGTCGGATCTCTCCGCGCCGGTCGCGCTGGCGGCCGAGGTTGGTTGCGACGCGTGCGGACTCGTCGCGCTTGTGGTCGGTGACGCCGTCAGCCTTGCGCTGCTTGTGGCTGTCCCTGTGCACCTTGTGCCGCGCGCCGCAGACAGAGCAGCTGAGGAGTGGATTGCCGGTGCGCGGGTCCAGCTGCCCTAGACGGTCATTCCTGCGCCCGCAGACGCATCGTCCCTCGGAGCGGTTACGCTCGCGCGCCAGCCTCTTCTTGCGCGCGCAGTAGATGCCGATCGCGGCTCGTCTGGCGCGCTCCTCGTCCGGCGCCTCTACGACGACCCATTCGTCGTTCGCTGGGCCGTCGACCGCGGACACCCGGGTGACGGCGCCAGCGGCGTTGAAGTCAACGCGCCAGTAGCTCACGCCGCCTCCCGCTGCGTCTTGAACCAGTGCAGGCGCTCGCCCAGCTGCAGGCCAGCCAGGGGCTGTTGCGTCGTGTAACCCCATGTCTCGAGGCGTAACGCGACCGGGCGCGCGTACTCGACTCCGCACAGGAAAACGAAGCGCCTGGGGTTCGGAGCCGGGTCAGGGATGCCGCGCTCTCGGTCGACCCACAGGGCGCTGAGCGATACAACCGAGCTCGCCGAGCGGAGCGCCCAGGCGCTCAGGTCCTCCTTGCGCTTAGGGATCGTCTGCTCGTAGGGCGCGAGCACCCAGTCAGGCTCAACGATGCCGTACTTCGCGGAGAGCACGAGCCAGGGCACGCCCAGCGCTTCGACGTGGCGCCGAGCTGCCACGAACAGGCTCCCGGTGTAGAGCTCGCGCGCGGGCGCCTCGTGGTCCAGCTTGGCGGCGCCACAGCCCACGATGTAGATGGCTCTGGTCATGCTGCCTCCAGAGCGGGCCAGCGCTTCTGCAGCAGCGTCTTGCGACCGTCCGCGCTGCGCCCCGTCCTGCTGTAGCCCGCGCACAGGAAGCAGTAGCCGGGGTTCGTGCTGCGAATCTTCGCGTCTGCGACGTAGGTGATCAGACCGTCTGGTCCGCAGTCCTCGATGAATGCTTCGGCGGCGAGGATGAGAGCGCTGGACTGCCACCCCCCCTCATTGCGGAAGATGGTGCAGGTCCAGCCGTCGAGACCGTTCATCGCCTTGATGCCGCTGGCGGGGTGTGGCCTCCACCAGCCCCAGACGCAGCCTGGAGCGCGCAGTACGATGGTCTGCCCCGGCGGCATGAACTGCGGAGAGCCGACCTTGCGGCGCGAGTAGTGGCGATCGGCGAGCTGAACGCACGCGCGGTCACCCTTGTTCGTCAGCGTCCAAGGGTTCACTTGCCCCCCTCGTCGCGCCGCTTGCGCGCTGCATCGAGGCTCGCCACGTTGGGCGCCGAGTGAGCGAGCCGCCGCGCCTCCAGCTGGCGGGAGAGCTCGAGCACCACGTCCCAGCGCCGCTCCGCCGTGGCCGCCTCCAGCGCTAGCGCCAGGGCCTGCTCTACCGGGCTGTCCGACCCGGCCACACTTTGGCCCACCCCCTGGATTTCCGCTGGGCCAGATGCCTCAGAAGGGGTGTGTTCCGACTTGGAACGCTCGGGATTTTCGTCTAGTTCTGGCTCTTTAGCCCTATTGATAGTAGTCCGATGGGTAGCGTTTTTTGAGGGCATTTGGTGACCTTGGCCCACCCCGTGGCCCAGGCGTGCAGCGCGGTGTTCGCGCAGGCCCAGGAACTCGTTGAGCGGTCCGAACCATCCCCGATCCTGCTCGGAGAGCTCGGAGACGGTCGCCGCGCGCCGGTGGTAGCGCTGCAGCATCTGGCTCGTCTTGTGTCCGGTGCGCGCCATCACCTGCGCCTCGGTCCAGCCGCAGGCGAACGCCATCGTGATGAACGTCGCGCGCAGGTCGTGGATGCGGATCGGGCGGCGCTTGTCCGTCTGGGTGTGCAGCTGCTTACGCCGTACGCCGGCCTCCCACAGGTGGGCCCGGAACCGCTCGGCGGCGCCGTTGTAGACGAACATGGGGAACACCAGGTCGGTGTCCTCGGCGTCGCCGCGGTAGGCGCGCAGGGCCGCCAGCACGTCATCCCCGAGGCGCCAGGCGCGCGGCTGGTCCGTCTTGTTCTCGTCCAGCGTGATGACGCCGCGCTCCATGTCGATGTCTCCCCAGACCAGGCGTAGCGCCTCGATGAGGCGAAAGCCCTCGCGGCCCAGCGTGCCATAGACCAGGCGATCGTCCACCTCGATGCTGGAGCGGCGCATCAGCTGCTCGTCCTCGGACGGGTAGAGCCAGCCGAACACCGAGCTCTGCCCCTGGGGCGGAACGAACCGAGCCCGTATCGGGTTGCGCTCGATGAGCCGAAGCGGGTGCTCGGCGAGAGACATGACCCGTCGGATCATGAGCGCGTACTGCCGGCGGCTCCCCTGACCGAGCCCGCGCGAGACCTCGGCCTTGGCCGCCTCGGCGTGCTCCTCGGTCACCTCGGTGAGCGGCAGGTGCCCCAGCAGGCTATCCACGGCGTTGGCCATGTAGACGTAACTCTTGAGCGTCTTGGGCTTCAGCGCCTTTACGTCGTCCGGATAGCGCTCGTGGAGCTCGCCGGAGATCCAGAGGCGCAGGACCTCGCCGTAGGTTCGTGGTCCCGAGGATGCGACGGGCGCGAGCGGAGCCAGCTCAGCCACGACCCGCTCCGCGTCTCGGAACTCGGAGGCGCTCTCGGTGGCGGCAGCGTCCTCCAGGAGCTCCTTGGACTCGGCGTGCCTGCCAGCGCTGGCCAGGCGCGCAGCCATGGCCTGCAGGCGCTCGGCGCGGTTCTTGGCTACGGACTCGCTATCTACCTTGATCAGGAAGCGCCCGCGCTTGCCGGCTCCGTAGCGCAGGCGGACCTCCCAGCCTCCGGGCTTTCGTACGATGGGCATCAGCGCACTCCTAGCCGGCGCTTGAAACGCGCGGCAAGGTCGTTCTTGGTCGGCGCTGCAGCCTTCACCGGCGGCGCCACGATGCGGCTGGAGCGCTGAACCTCGGCGTCGTAGGCGTCCTTACGTAGCAGGTGCAGCTTGCCACGGCTGACAGCCCGTGTAGAGTCGCCGTCCTCAGCCTGAATCCTGCGCACCGCCTCAATGTGATTGTTGCGCCCCAGCTTGGTGTCGCGCTGGCTTACCCAGCCATCGCTGGAGCCTCGTAGCTCAGCCACGATCAGCGGAGCAAGAAGCGGAGCCAGCTCCTCCGCCAATTGTTTCAGGATTGGGAATTCCAACAGTGACCTCCCCGGGTGTCTGTTGTATTGCGCCACAGGCGCCCGTGCCACCCTATTCCGCTACATGGGGCGAGATTGGTGAGCGCGTGTGGGTGAACTCCAATGGGATTCTAAACATAGGATGTGTATCATGGCTGGATGGGAATGAGCAGGCGATGGGACAGCCGGGAGCTGTCAACTGAGAATCTCCACCTGAGCTTCACCCTGGAGGTGTGGGATCGGATTCTCGGCCTTGCCTGGTATTGCCGTCAGCCCTACAGCCAATTGCTGCGCGACTTGGCGCGTCACAAGCGCCGCGCTCTCTACGACGAAAACAAGCGACCGCCGCTCAAGCCGAAGGACGACGAGCGCTCTTTCGCTGGACCCAAGAACGACGGATTGAAGCGGAAATACCGCCACATAAAGGTCGGCGTCGAGGAGAAGGCGGAGATCGTTGCGCTCGCGCAATACCTCGGCATGCCCTACGGGCAGATGCTGGAAATGCTCACCGAGGAGAAGCGCCGCGCGCTCTACGACCAGGGCAAGCGCCCGCCACTGAAGCCGCCGTCACGCGAGGACTCGGGTCCCAAGACACCCAGGAGGAAAGGCGATGTCTGAAAAACTGGACGCTCAGGCTTCGTCGGCGATCTGCGCCACCTGCTCGGAGGGAACGAGCGTAAACATCTCGCCCTTGATGGTGATGGGCAGCGTCCCATAGCTGGCGTCGTAGAGAATCAGGTCTCCCGCCTTGCATGCCGGCGAGAGCCAGTTGCCGTCCTTCCAGCGCCCCGGACCCTGCGCCACGACCTCGCCGTACTCGGCCACGATGGCGGAGCCGAAGCGCTTGCGGTCGCGCTGGTCGTCGGTCTCCATGGCCTCGGTGGGCAACCAGATCGTGCCCTCGGCGGTCATGTGCTCGAGCGCGCGCTGCTCCACCGTCTTGTCTGGGTGGACGCGCGACTTGCCGCGGGTGACGAGAATGCAGTTCAGAACAGGCCTCACGCTGAAGTCCTTTCGATCGAGCACGGCTAGAATGATGCCGTTGCGGAGCTGGTAGGTGCGGCGCCCGCGCTCCTGGATGCGGTAGCTGATGTTCGACAGGTTGCAGAGAATGACCTCGCCCTGGGCCACGCAGATCGATTCCTGCTTCCCGTTGATGGTGACGCCGGGGCCCACGTCCAGAACCTCGCCGAGGAACAGCTTGTCCTCGCCGCCGCCGGAGATTTCGTAGGAGTTGGGAGCGAAGATGCCGCCGGCAGAGCGCGACTCGCTGTCGAGCTTCGGAACGACGCACAGCACGAAGTCCTGGACCATGCGGCGGCGCAGGCCCGCGCGCGCCTTGGCGCTGACCTGGCGCGGCCCGCGCGTGGCGAGCCGCAGTAGCTTGGCGTCTGGCTTCATCGCGCCACCCTCCGAACGGTGCCCGGCTTCTTGATGATGTCAGCAATGATGTCGTCCACGGACTCGGTCTTGTCGTCGGTGGCGCCGTTGCCGTGGCTGTCACGGCGCAGCGGCGGAGAGCCAGCGCCCGCCTTGCCCTTGCGCGCCTTGGCCAGCGTGGATGCCGCCTGGCTCACTGGAGACGCTGGGCGGGCCGGCGCCTGCTTGAGCAGCGGGTGCTTGGCGAGCTTGCGGCGCTCGGCGGCCAGCACGCGTTCCCCTGCCTGCGCTGGCGTCAGCGTCAGGCCAGCGGGTGATCTGGTCTTCAGCAGCACGTTGTAGATGCGCTCGGCGTACTGCGGAACCTTCGTGACCTCGCCCTGGACCTGGCCGCGGATGGTCTGCAGGTCGCTCTGGTAGAGCTGCTGCTGCTGGGCCTTCTGCTGGTGCTCCTGGAGCTGGCGCTGCTCCTCGCTGCGCTGGCGCTCGATGGCGTCCAGGCGCTCCTGCAGCGCGCGCTCTCCGGGGCTCCGGCGCGTGCGGGTCAGGATGAGCTTCTGCGCGTCGTCGTAGCTCGTCTTGGCCGCGAGCTCGACCAGCTTGACCAGGTGCGCCGGGTCGCCGTCCTTGGCGAACGCCATGCCCAGCTGGGCGTAGGGCTCGTAGGGCTTGTATTGCTCGATCGTGGCGTTCAGCTGCTGAACCTGGCCCTGGAGCCATTGGTGGTTCTGCTGCGCCTGAGCCGCCATGCCCTGGCGCTCCTGGGCGATCTGCGCGTCCTTGCGCTCGTTCGCCTTGCGCCACGAGGTCCAGGCCTTGGCGTCGGGCTGCACCTGCTCCGGCTTCATGCCGAAAGCGAGCTGGAACGCCTTGTCTAGGTCGCCCTCCTTGAGCGCCTTGCGGGCAGCCTTCAGCGCGGCGGCGTCTGGCTCCGGAGCTTCTGCAGCGTCGTCGTCCTCTGCAGCGTCGTCCTCCGCCGTGGTATCGTCGTCTTCATGCTCCGCCACCTCCTCGGATGGGTCGCCGTCTTCTCCGTCAGCGTCCACGCCCTCGTCGGCTTCTGCTGGTTCGTCGCCATCGTCGTCCGAGTCGCCCGGCTCTGGCTTCCCTGACTTCAGAATGTCGCCGATCAGCGCGTCCACGCTCTCGGCGGCGGGCGGTGGTGTTCCACCCGTTGCGGCGGCAGCCGGCGCAGCAGGGACCTCCTGCTGCTGCTCCTGGATCTGCGCCTGGTAGCGAAGGATCGCCGGCGTCATCGTTACGCCTCGCGAGTCGCCTCGAGCGCGACCTTCACCACGCCGACGTAGAGATGATCCTTCGCCTTCTGCTCGGGCGGCAGCTCCGCGTACGGAACAAAGCAAGGATGCTCCTTCGTCTCCGGGTTCTTTACGGGCCCGTACTTCCAGCCCGTGGCCGCCTTCTCCGCTAGCCAGCTCTCGTGGCTCTGCTCGGGGGTGTTACCCGCCGCGACGCCCCGCACGCCGTTCATGGCGCTGGTGCGCTGCCATTCCGGAGCGAGCTCCCAGGGTAGCTGGCTGTTGTCGCCGATGGCCTGGCACCAGGCGCGATTGGCCTCGTGCGCGATCTGCGCCGCTAGGGCGATGTTTCGTGCTTCCATTGATGTCTCCTCGTTACGCCGCCGCTGGCGGCATCTGACCTTGTTGTGCTGCCTGCGCCTGCGCGGCCATCATTTGGCGCTGCTGGGCGTTGGCCGCGAGCTGGCTCATATACGTCTTGAACAGCCCGAGGCGCTCTGTCACCTCGCGATCGTCCATGTCGTTGATCATGTCCATGCGCGCCTGGAGGTACGCCGCGCCGATCGTCAGCGTCAGACCGAAGTCCTTGTCCATCCAGATCTCGGGCGCCATGTAGCGCGCGCGCGCGGTCTCCAGGTCCTCGTACATCCAGTCGTCGATCAGGCGCTCGGCAAGCTGCTCCTCGACCTGTGACAGCTTCGTGCCCGTGGCACCGAACACGTAGCCCGTCTGTACGATCTGCGCGTACGCCTCGCCGCTGATAATGCCGAGCTGCACCAGCTCCTTGGCGAGCTCTACGTTATCCGCCAGCGTGTCGGTCGTTCCGCTCACCGCCTGGGGCTCGATGCGGAACGCCTCGTCATCGAGCAGGTTGAAGACGTCGGCGGAGATCTCCTTGAGCCAGCCGCCCTTCTTGCCACCCTTCCAGCGCGCGGTGAATCCGCCCTGCTTCTGGAGCTCCTTGGCGCAGCGAATGATCTGCTTGGCTGTCTCGGGGCCCACGCAGCGCGTGAAGTCGTCCTCTAGCGGAGCGAAGATTTCGTAGACCTCCTGCTTGAGCAGGCGAATCGCTACGCCGCTCAGGCCCTTACCGAGCGCCATCGTGGCGTGCGCCTCGTTCATTCCGGGCAGGTCAAAAACGGCGTCCTTGTGGACCTTCAGCAGCTCGAGAACCACGGGGTGGAACGGCGCCGGTGCGTCGTAGATGGGGCGCCGATCCATGGGGCCCGTGTGCGGGATGTGCACCACGTCCTTGATGTGTGCCAGCGTCTCCGGGTCTGTGGAGGTCGGGTCGTAGGTGACCGAGCCTTTGGGGTGCAGGCGCTCGGCGTTGTCGACGCTGTTGAGGATCTCGTTGTAGCGCTGGTCGGCCGCGACGCAGCGCTCGAAGATGGTGCGGCCCCAGTTCCCCGCGAGCTGGGGCATGGGGCAGAGCCGCACGCAGGGCGGGTCCGGGCTGTCGTAGTCGCGGCGCTCGAGAACCAGCCCGGGAATGGCGCACATCTGGACGCCCTTCACGCCGCCGTCCTCGGGGTCGCCATACTGCATGCGCCAGCCCTGAACGAGCGGAACGCGCAGTTGGTCGTCCTGCAGCTCGTCGTCCTCCTCGGAGTAGAGCTCGCGCCAGCGCGTCAGCATCTTGGGGTCTGCTGCTGCAGCCAGGATCGCTGCCTTGTGCTCCGGGAAGCGCGCGGCGAGCTTGCGCGGCTCCCAGTAGGTGACGCGCCCGATCGCGGTGTAGCCGTCGTAGGGTAGGCCGCCCGTCTCCACCCAGATGTTCAAGGTGTCGTCCAGCTCGGCAACGATCTTGTTCACCTTGGGGTCCGCCCAAAAGAACATCATGCAGGCGGTGGTCGCGATCGTGGTGAGGCGAGCTCCGTGGCGCCAGCACTCCCACATATCCTTGAAGATGCCGCACTGCTCGGTCATCACGCCTTCAACGAAGCGCGCGCCCTTCACCGCGGCAGCCTTCACCTTCCAGCCGCCATCGCTCACGACAAACTTCGTCTTGGTGCGCTCCAGGCTGAAAATCTTCGCGTCGATCGCGTCCATGACGCGCGCGCCGTAGTTGTGCGTCTGGCGGTAGGGCTCGCCCTGGTCGCCGTTCGGCTTGGAGTCGACGTAATCGAATGGCTGCGCGGCGTCGTACGAGGCCACGTCGAAGCGGTCCAGGTTCAGGCCCTCGTATCGGCTCAGCAGATCGTTCGCTCGCTCCTTGCGCAGCGAGGTCGTGCCCATCTGATACTTGCGAGCCTTGGCGCACAGGGCGTTGCCGGCATCCAGCCAGGGGTCATCACCCTCGCCAGGCTCGATGTCTGCCCAGTGTTCGAGAAGTACCGCCATTGGCCCATAGTCTGGACTGGAACCGGCCCATACGTCAAACTAGGACACGTCACATTTGACGTAGACCATGCCTGGACTCCTCCACGACAACGACAGCTATTTGCTGGAGGAGACCGTTGAATCCGCACACGTAGCCGACGACCCGGACAGCCCCTGGTGGCGCATTCTGGCCGACCTGCACCCGGCGCAGCGCGCGGTCATCGAGGACCCGAGCAACCGTAAGTGCTTGGAAAAAGGGCGCCGCGCCGGCGGGTCCTACGTCGTGGGCGCGTGGCTACTCGAGGAGTTCCACCGCTGGCCTGGTGCAACCTCGCTGTTCGTGGCGCAGACCAAGGAGCACGCGAAAGCCATCCTCTGGCCCGTGCTGGAGGAGTTCGACAAGAAGTACGAGCTGGGCGGATCGTTCAACGCGCTCGACCTGACCTACACCCTGCCGAACGGATACAAGGTTCTCCTGCGCGCTGCGAAGGATAGGGCACAGGTCGAGAAGCTGCGCGGTCTCAAGGGCGGGCTCCGGCGCGCGGCGGTGGACGAGTCGGGCTCGTTCCTCGGCCATGACGTCCAGTTCCGCTACCTGATCGGCAGCGTCATCACGCCGCAGTTCATGGACACGTTCCACCTGGGCGGCGGCCAGCTCATCCTGTGCGGCAGCCCGGCGATGGCTCCGATGGGCTTCTTCTACGAGAAGTGCAGCGGGCGCGACCATAAGGGTCGGAAGGTCCAGCAGTGGAGCACGCACCACTGGACGGCGCTGGAGAACCCGTACCTGGACGCCGCCGGCTACTTCAAGGAAGTGTTCGAGTGCGAGGATTTCATCCTGGACGACACGAAGCCGGAGGCGATGGTGGCCGAGCTCGTGGCGCTCAAGGGCGTGCCGCTCTCGGATGAGCGCTGGGTTCCGGTGCTGTCGCGGCTGGCGGCCGAGTTCCGCCGGGAATACCTCGCCGACTGGGTCAACGACACGGATGCGAACGTGTACCGGTGCAGCGAGCGCAACATGCTGCCCGAGGGCTACGCGCTGCCCCCCGGGCCGTGGCGGATCGTCGTGGCGGCGGACGTGGGCTGGGGCGACGGAAACGGCTTTGCGGTGGCAGCCAAGAGCCTGCGTGGGCGGGAGATTGTCCTGCTGCGCGCCTACTACCTGCCCGAGATGAACGACGCCGAAATCGCGGCGGAGCTCAAGCAGCTCAAGACGGACTGGCACACGAGCGAGGCGTATGTGGACTGCGGCGGCGAGGGAGACCGGCTCATCGCCAACATGGAACATAACGGCGTGCTGGTGCAGCCGCTCGGCAAGGGGCGCAAGAAGCCGCGCATCGAGTACACCCGTGCGGTGCTGCACACCGGCGCTCTGAAGATTCGCCCCGAGCACTGCGGCGAGCTGCTCTCAGAGTGGAGCGCGCTGCCCTGGAGCGAGGACAAGCAGACCCACCGCGAGGGCTATGTGGACGACGTGACGGACGCCGCGATCGGCGCCATCAGCCAGCTGTCACAGCGGTTCGTGCCTGCTCAGTCGGTGCGGCCGAAGCCGGGAGATGCTGACTTCGCGGCGTACCAGGAGAAGCTGGAGAAGGACGCCGCGGTTCGAGCAGGGCGCCGCCTGGTGCGCAGGAAGCGCGTGCGGTCTCTGCTCGAACCGGCGGCGCTACCAATGGCTGCTTAGCAGCCCTTGCCCTTCTTGGTGCCCTTGGCACCCTTGGTGCCGGGCTTCGTCTTCTTGGTTCCCATACGTTGCTCCTTTGAGAGGGGACGTGCGCCTCAGATGGGACGCGACGTGCGCTCCTGAGCCTGCAGCTTCTTCAGGCCGATGTCCAGACCACGGACCTCGCCCTGCGTCTCCTCCATCGTGTCCGCCACCACCTCGAATTCATCCAGGCGCTTGGTGAGCCCGTTCAGCATCTCGCCGAGGTGGCTGTTCCTGTCGACCACTGCGGCGATCCGCACCTCGAGCGCCTGCACCTGCCGGGAGAAATCGGGCTGCGAGTCCTTCAGCTTCTCGAATACCGCGGCGCTGTCCGCTGCCTCGCGCGCTGCCTTGGCCGCTTCCTTCATGGCCAGGTTGCACTCATCCACGCCCTTGCGCGTATGGTGGACGGCATCCTCGAGTTGCTGCGTCTGGTGGTTCACGGTAGCCGCCATCTCGGTGCACACGTCGGTGAGCTTGGCAACGCGCATAGCCAGGTCTCCCTGCTGCTGCTGGAACTCCGAGCGCAGCTTGGAGATGGCGCGCTCGTTCTCCAGCTGGAATCGCGCCAGCAGCTCGTCCACCGGCGTGGGCTTACTCGCGGCCATTATTCGGCGGTCTCCAGCTGGTGGGTGCCGGTGTCACAGTCGGCAAGTCGTCGTCGCTCCAGTCGGTGGGTACCGGAGTCGGCGGAGCGGGGGTGCGGTGAAGGGTACTCGGCGGCTCGCGCTTGCTGCTCATGGGCGTCGGCGGAGTGAACCGCTCCGCGGACGACTCCAGCGAGAAGTCGCGCGCCTCGTTGGCGAGCAAGGATTCCAACGTGGGCCGCTCCCCGTTCACGGATGCTTCGGAGAGAATCCTCAAGGTCTCGTTGTGCTGCCTCAGAGCGCGCTCGTGCAGCTTCTGCTCTAGCTTCTCGTAGCTCAGCCTCTCGCGCTCCAAGAGCTCGCGCAGCCACCGCTTGGTACGCTGCGCTGCCCACGTAGCCGCGAGAAAGGAACAGCCAGCCAAGGCCTCGATCAAAGGCCGCCAGTAGTCTCTGACCAAGTCCTGGAACTGTTGCATCGCGACTTATTGTAGCAGTGTTGTTGACGTGCATGGTCTTTCACCTTCAGCCATTGGGGTCGTCGTATTCGAGCACGAGCTTGCCGTTTCCGTCCCGGCTCTCGATGAGCTTGGTTGCCTGGGCAGAGATGTTGTTCAGCAGCACATCGGCGGCGAACGCCGCGTACTGGTGCGGATCCGTGGGGGCTGGCCCCTTCGGGGTGAATGTCTTGCGTCGCGATGCCATGGGTCGCCCTCAGGTTGGAGCTTCAAAGGCGAGGAAGTTCGCGATTTGCTGCGCCGTAAGGTTGTCATCGAAAGCGTATCCGTTGGGACCGAGTTGCCCACCGTTGGCGATGGGGTTGCTGGGCGTGTCGCTATCCGTTGAGCCGCCAATTACAGCCGATCCGCTGGCTGCCTGCAGCGCTCCCAGCACACCGCCCGCGCCGTCGTTTGAGTAGGCCAGAGATTGAGCTACGCCACCCGAAAAGATCGCGATATTGGCGTCTCCGCCGCGTGACGAGTCATACTGGAAATAATGGGCAGCAAACACGCCAGCGCTTAGGATTGCGCCCGTGGCTCCAGACCGACCGTTGAAGTTGTCCAGATAGGCTGTGAACTGCAGCGTCGCGCCGTTTTGAAAGATGGCCAGGCGCCGCGTAGCGGAGCCGGCTACAGCGTTCTGTACGTTGTACAGAAACTGAGTGCCAACGATCGTGGCTGGCTTGTACCAGAGCCAGATGCCTACCTTGGTCGTGCTGCTGTGCGCGGGACTGACGGGCCAGAGGTGGACGTCCGTCGCATCAAAAACCATCGTCGGCAGGCCGTTGGCGCTCGCGCCCACCGCCGCGCGACGGTCTACGTCGGTCTGCACCATCGGTGAGCCGGGGTTGAGAACGTCAACGATGCTCGTCCACTCACCGCCGCTCTGCGTGCTGTCCGCGAGCCTGAGCCAGCCCTTCAGCGCGCTCACCTGGCGCGGCCCGAACTTGGACCTATTGGATACGCGGCGCGCTGCTAGGTTCGGCATGGATCAGTTGTTCGGAATGATGTTGTCAGCTACCCACCCAGCAACCACGGTCACGTTTGCGCCGGTGGTTCCGAGCGTAGAAAAGTCGCCGTAATAGGCAATGTCTCCGCCAGGCGGTAGTGTCTTGGTCACGTTGACGCCGTCGGGGCCGGTGAACACGACGGTCTGTGCCGCCGCGTCGGTGCTCGTGAAGTTGAGGAAGCACGCGCAGCGCTTGGGCATGCCGCTGACCGTCTTCAGGTCGCCCGTGGTGACGGTTCGATACACGTTCGGTCCCCAGTTGGGGATTAGCCCGCCTTGGATCATGGCTGCCTTTCGCTGTTGATGGCATCGAGCCGCGTACGCATGCCCGAAGCTGATGGGTTTGAGAGTGCTTTGGACCCGCTGCTCTGTCCAGCCTGCTGGCGCTTCTGCGCCTCGGCGTCCTGAGCGGTGAGGAAGTGAGCGGCCACCGCGAGGCTCGCGCTCGGGTCGAGCTGGCCGTCCATGCCCAGCGTCTGATCTAGCCGGCGCAGGCGCTCGGACGGGATGTGGCGGCCGGCGGCCGCGCGCCGCTGGATCTGCCCCAGCATCTCGGCGCGGAACGGCTCCCAGAGTTCTGGCCAGTTTTCCTTCACGGAAGCGATCATTTCGGGCGCCGCCGTTCCGCGCGCGACCTCGCGCAGAGCCGTCTTGGGCATCGCGGCTCCAACGAACTTTGCGGCGCTGTCCCATGCGCGATCGAACGAGAGCTTTCCGCCCCTCGGGTCGAGCAGCGTCGTGGCGGTCGGCTGAGGCCAGTTCTGCTGGAGGTACGCGCCGATCTGGTGCGCCTTCTGCACCACCGCGCCGTACACGCCGGGATGCGTTTTCCAGAGGTCGCCCACCGCGCCGCCCAGCATCTTGACGAGCTCCGACGGGTCTCTGCCGAGCGCCTGGCGCGTCTGCTCCACAGCGTCCTCGATCGACCGGCTGCCGGCGAACAGCTCGAGCGGGCTCTTGCCCTTGCCGCCCGGAGCTCGCTTGCGCAGCGCGCTCGTGGCCAGCGCCGTAAGGTGCGCGTCCCCGCCCTTGGCGATGTCCTGCATGGCCTCGCGGTAGGCGGCCTGCGGTGGCATCTGGGGCGGCGGCGGGCGCTCGGCAGCCTCGGCGGTGCCACCGAAAGCGAGGTAGGCGGCGGCAGCGAAGAACGGCAGCGCCGTCTTGAACTTCGCGATCCGGTCGGTCATCTCCGCGGCAGCGCGCTTCACCTCGGCCTCACCGAGCGTCGGTTGGTGCGCGCGAATGAACGCCTCTGGGCCGCCCGCCTGCTCGATGGTGGCGACGCTGCGCTCGAAGCTGCGCCCCATCAGCTTTCGCAGCTCGCCCTCACTCTGGGCGTAGCTGCCTAGCAGGGTGTGCGTCGGCTCCTTGCCGACGTAGGCGCCCCACTTCGGGTCGAGCAAGAAACCTTCCTCGGTGGAAGGAATGTTCCCGTGCCCCGCCGCGGTGGTGCGCCCGATCTCGCGCTCGATGTGCTTCTCATTTCCGGCGAACCACTTAGCCGCCCACGCGTTCGTCGCCGCCTCCCCCGGGTCGACCATCAGCGTGGACGTCCCATCGGTCATGATGTTCTTGGAGTTCCGGGAGACGTCCCAGTTGCCCATGATGAAGTCGGTGGGCACGCCCTCGGCGTAGGAGTCCCGCACACTCTTCGGCAGTGCGCCCCAATCCGGAATATCGTTCAGCTCTTTCCACTCTGGACCGAATGCCTCGGAGGCCAGCGCGGAATGCCCGCCGGGCAGCTTCACCACGCGCATCTCCGGCACCTTCCGGCCCAATGCCGTGTACATGCTGGAGTTTCCTGCCTCGATGGCGGAGTGCGCGACGTCCTTGTCGGACTTTATGTAACGAATCTTGCCATCGGCTCCGCGAAAGAAGCCGCCCGGAGTCTTGCCTCCAGGGCCCGACAGGCGCTCGTGGTAGATGCCGTCTTCTGCTAGAGTACCCACATGAGGCGTAAAGATGTCCCGATCGGGTATCGGGAATTTGCGGAAAGCCTCGGTATCGGACCCGACGACCCGAGGAACGAGTCCTTGTTCAGCGACTGGCTTTGGAAGCAAGCCGCCCTTGCTCGCACCGGCGACCCCGAGGGACCCTGTGCGATCCAGCGTGCCGGTGGACACCTGATTGCCTGTGAGCAGTTCGCGAGCCTGCTCCACTGTTCGAATTCCGCCGGCTCCGACGCGCTCTCGTAATCCCGCCGGAACGGTCGCCAGCGCGTCGCCCTCGGCGCCCTTGCTGAAGATGCTCTGCGCCGCCTGCCCGAATCCCGGGCTGCCCGTCATCACGTCATTCATGGCCGCCGAGCTCGGCGCTCCCATGGCGCCCGCGGGCGGCGGGATGGCGCCGCCGCGCTTGTTCAGCGAGTCAACAACCCAGTCGGCGTAGTTCCGCGCGATGCTCGGGTCCTTCAGCGCCGGGTTCTGGGCAAAGCGCTGGTAGGCGCGGTCCCACACTGCGGCGAGCGGCGTGTCCTGCTGCAGGTGCAGGTCATTCATTGCCGAGCCCAGGTGCCGCACCGTCTCGATCGTCTTGCCCACGCCGAGCGGCAGGCGCTCTCCGAAGTCGAGAGCGAGGCGAGCCCACTTGCGCGGGTCGCGCTGCATGATGGCGACGCGGTTCTTGGCCACGCCCACCGTGGTGCCGAGGTTCCAGTCCTCCATCAGGTTCCGAACGTCTCCGGCCATGGCCTCCAGCGCGGAGTTGTCGGTGATGCCGTGCTTCTGGCTCGCCTCGATCAGCCCGTTCAGGCCATCGAGCGCGCCGGCCAGATGCTTGCCGAATTCCTGATTGCTGCGCGGGTCCTTGCCGAGCAGCGAGAGCATGCGGTCCACGGTGCTCTCGCGCGTGACGCGCCCGGCGCCCGCCGTGTCGAAAGCGGTGTGCCCCGTGGCCTCGAGGACCTGCTGCTGCACCTTGGGCCAGTGCTCCAGGAACTGGTGCCAGGGCGCGTTGAGGTCGCGCTGAACGTTGGCGTTCTTGCCCCAGAACTTGGGGTTCTGCAGGCCCATGCGGAGCTCCTCGCGGTAGGGAGCGATCAGCGCCTTCAGGTCGCCGCGCGTCACAGCGTCCACGCCGTGGCTCGCGTCGATGCTCATGGTCACCGAGTCGAGCTGCTTCTTGACGTTGTCGGTCAGCAGGTTGCGCCGAGCCGGATCGGTCTCCTGCACGATCCGCCGGTTGTAGTCGTCGATGACCTTGGCGGCCTTCTTGCCGAGGTTGCCAAAGTCGATGGCTTCCGGTTTTCCCTCCGCAAAAGAGGCGACCTCGCGAGCAACCCCGTCGCCCTGCTCGACCACGGAATCGAGCCATCCTGCCTGGCGCTCGAGCAGCGGTGCGTCCCAGTCGGCGGCGTTCTTGGCGAAGTTCTCGTACTTGAGCTTGGTTCCCAGGTTGTCGGTCAGCCCCTGGTTGACGCGGGTGAACTCCTCGCTCGCGTGCTGACTCACCAGGTGTAGATGGTCCTCGGAGTCCCGCGCGAGCACGGCGGCGTCCTTGTCCGACATGCTGCTGATCGCATCGTCGAAGGGCTCGGACAGGTCCTCGGCGTGCGCCGCTCCGACGCTGGCCCCCGGCTTGGCGTAGGGGGAGGACTCGCGAGCCACGCCCTGCGCCTCGCTCACCAGGTTGCGACCGAGACCGCCGGTCTCCGGCGCGGCGCCGAGCAGCAGGCGCTTGCCGCCGGCAAAGGCGCCCCGGAACAGCATGTCAGCGCCGGCAAACATCAGCGTCTTGGCCGCCACCTGCTGCAGCTCCATGGGGCGCTGCTCGAGCCAGGCGTCATCGTACTCCTGGGCAGCGGCCTGGACGCCCGCCTCGGTGACGACGCCGCCCACCGTGCCGCCGATCAGCGGGATGGCTCCGGGTGCCAGTAGGGCGCCGCCGGCTGCCGCCAGGCCCGCCGCAGGCGCCGCAGCGAGGCCCGTGCCGATTCCCGCGGCGTAGGGGTGCGCCTCGCGCCGCAGGCGAGCCTCGGGGCTGTAGGCGTCCTGCAGCGAGGTCAGCCCGCCGCCGGGCAGCGGCTGGCCCTGGGCGTCCTGGTCGAGCCCCGGAGCGGTGCCGAAGCCGGTGGCCCGCTGGATGCCCTCGGCAATGCCGCCCACCACGCGCTCGGCGCCCTCGGCGCCGGCCTGGAGCCTCGTGCCCTTGCCGGCCTCGACCCTCGCCGCCGGGACCAGACCCGCCGCCCGCGCTAGCTCCTGCTCCTGCGGGTCGTCCGGGACCTCGACCTCTTCACCGGTGGACTCTAGAATGTACTTCATTGGGGCGCCGCCTCGTCCGGGCTCTCTTGCTCGGCGCCGCTGGGGTAGTTGCGTACGCCCTTGATGACGTTCCGGAGCGCCTGCCAGTGCTGGTTTAGGGCTGCCAGCGCGACGTTGTTGGAGCTCGACTTGAGACCGTGCTGGATGGTCTCGATCTCGTCCACGTGCGACTTGAGACCTCCGCCCTGGATGAGTCCGATGATGGGCGCAATGCTGTCCACGTTCTGAGCGATCTCTGCGTTCTGCTTGTCCATGGCGTCAGGCAACAGCCGGTTGCTGGAGCCCGTGCCGATAAACCGGTCGTTCTTCTTGTCGTAGTAGAAGCCGCGCAGTCGCGCGTAGTCCTGCAGCTTGGCCGTGGCGTCCTCGTTCGTGGCGAGCAGGCGCGCCTGGTCGCGGTTGTACTTGGGCTCCACCACCGGCTTCGGTCCTAGGTCGGGCAGACCGTTCTGCTGGTCGTAGGCCTTGAGCACCTCCGCCGAAGCGTTCTGCTTGACCAGCTGCGCGCGCGCCTCGAGCTTCGACTTGAGTTGATCCGCCATCTGCGCGCCGCTCACCGGCTTGGGCGCCGCGTACTTGATCTGCAGCTTCTGCTCCTCGATCTGCTGCAGCTTCTCGGCTTCCTTCTGCCCGAGCGCCGCAAGCTCGCCTGCCTGCTGGATGGCGCCGGCCTGAATGTCCGCGTTCTGCACGGTGGTCTGAGCCTTGGCCTGCAGATGCTGAGCGCTCGCGTTGTAGATCTCAGCCTTGGTCGCCGCGATGCCCTGCTCTGCGTTGCCGTAAACCCGAGTCCAGTAAGCAAGCCGGCTCTGCTTGTTGCCCTTTTGGTCCTCTAGGTCATCGTCGATCGCCTTGGTCATCATTTGCAGACCCATGTTCTGCGCGCCCGTGTTGCCACTGCGCTGCTGCAGCGTCTGTCCAGCGGCGGAGAGCGCGACGGCGAACAGACCGAGCAACATCGAGCCGCCCGACATGTTCTTGAACAGGCGCCCGCCATCGAGCTGTGTCGCCATCGTCTGGTGGATGTTGTTGGCCGCCTCGGCCTTGATGGCCTGCGCCTCGGCGAGCTGGCGCTGTTGGTTCTGCTGCTGGTCCTGGAAGTTGGCGGTGACCGCTGCCATTGCCTCGTCGCGACCCTGGATGCGCGCGGCGGCCGCCTGCTGCTGGGCGGCCATCTGCATGTGCGTCGTGTCCATCACGCTGCGCTGGCGCTGCTCGAGTTGATCGCGGGTGAGCGGAGCGCCGTTCAGGTCCGCCTCCGCCATGTCCAATCCGCCCACGCTGGGCGGCAGAGATCCGCTGATGCCCGGGTACTGCGCCTGCGGAGCGGTGGCGCTCGCCTGCGCCTCGGGGGTGACGCCGCCGATCGTGGTGCTGCTTTCGTGCTGCGCCATGAAGCGCGCCAGGCGCTCCCGGTTCATGCTCGCGATCGGCTGGTCCGGAGTGCCGCCGAGCGCCTTGCTCGCGCTGTCGATGTAACCCGCCGTGTCGTTGCTCTTGGGCGGCGCATACTTCGTGATGAACTGCCCGAGGCTCAGGCCACGATCGGCGTCCGTCTGGATCTGGTGGTGCAGTGCTTGGTATCCCGCCTCGGGAGTCTCGAACGCTGCCCAGTGCCCGCCGTCCTCCGCCGGCTCGCCCTCGTGCGCGCCCTCCTGCCCGGCGTACTTCAGGTTTCCGGGGTTGTTGTGGACGTAGGCGATCCTGCTCTCCTTCGGGATCGCAATGCTCAGCGGCTTTCCGGCGCGCTCGCGCTCGATCTGCTGCTGCTCCCAGGTGTCGTAGGCGGACTGGTCGCTGCCAGTGGCCGCTTGCGGCGCGGCTGGCGCCGGCGCCTCCGGACGGGGCGTCTGGTCTGCTGCCTTGGGCGCGGCTGGCTTGGCGAACTGCGCCGCGAACTCCGCCGGCAGCTGGCCCCGTCTCGAGGTCCCGTCGTCGTAGTGGTACATGCCCGTGGCCGTACCGTCCTCGTCGTCCCAGCCGGAAAAGTCGTCATCCGGAGTGAAGCCCGTGATTTCGGCCATCAGTACACTCCGCCCGCGCCGCCGTAGGGGCCCGGGTTGTAGCTGGGAGCGGCCGGAGCGGGAGCCTGCTGGCTCGGCGAGAAGATGCTGCCCACGATGCCACCGCCGAGCGCGTTTCCAATGCTGCCGGTGGCGTTCAGCGCGAGCTGTTCCCAAAAGCTGGGGCGAGCTTTGATGGCGGCCTGCTGCGCCGCGAGCTGCGCAGCGTTGGCGTCGGTCGCGATCGACTGCTGCGAGTTGTTGCGGTTCGCCTGGTTGATGGCGTCCTGCGCCATGCCCTCGGCGCCGAGCCCCAGCGCGTTCTGCTGAGCGCTCGCCTGCAGGCCTTGCCCCTGCGCCTGGAGACCGAGCCCAGACAGCCCCAGCTGCCCCTGCAGTCCGAGCTGCTGCGCGGCAAGCCCACGATCGGCGTCTCCGGTGAGCGCCCCGAGGTCCTGCGCGCGCGCCTGCACGTCCTGCCCGCGCGCCCCGAGCTCGGTCCCCTGGTTGCCCTGCAGAGCGCTCAGGTTCTGACCTCTGGCGCCGAGCTGCGCGCCTTGGTCTCCCTGCAGCGCGCTGAGGTTCTGCCCGCGAGCTCCCAGGCTGAGCTGCCCCCGGGCGGTGGCGAGCTGCGCCTGGGTGCCCTGGTCGCCCTGGAGGGCAGACAGGTCCTGGCCCCGAGCTCCGAGCCCCAGCTGCCCGCGCAGCTGCTCGAGCCCTAGCTGCGTCCCTTGGTTCGCCATGGACCCGGTCAGGTCCTGGCCGCGCGCCCCGAGCGCCGTAGCCTGATCGCCCTGGAGCGCGGCCAAGTCTTGCCCTCGGTAGCCGAGGTCCTGCCCGCGCTGCGCCGTCGCCATCTGGCCCCCTAGGCCGATCGCGTTCAGCTGGCGGTTCTTGATCATGTCCTCCTCCTGAGCTCGGAGGGTCGCCGCCTGCCCGGCGGTGTCGCTCATGATGGCGCTGCCTGCGCTCTGTGCCTCGCGCAGCGCCTGTGCCTGGCTACCGGCGCCACCGCGCCCCGAGCGAGCCGCGCCGATGAGGTCCGCCATGTTGTTGGCTTGCGACTGCTGCAGCTGCGCCTGGGCGACGCTGGGGCCCTGCGGCGCGTCCAGAAAGCCGTTGATGCGCGAGAGCATGCCCTGCTGGTCGGCGTTGGATGCTCCCAGGCTGCCCAGCTGCGGCGTCACCGAGCCGGGCGCTGCCCCCGTCTGCACCATGCCCACATTGGCTCCGTTCACCTGCGGAGCGGCCCCGAGCTTGCCGGCCACGTTGCCCACCGCCGCGATGGTCGGAGCCTTGCCGAGCTGTCCCGCCACGTTGGTGTTGAGCGCTCCGATCTGGCTGGGATCGACCATGCCCGGAGCGGCCGCGCGCTGGCCTACGCCGAACGAACTCGCGATCTGCGGCGCCTGTGGGCTGAAGGCCTGCCCTTGGGCGAGCAGGCTATTGGCCTGCTTCTGCGTGTTCTGCAGCGCCTGGTTTCCGTAGTTGACGAAGTTGGCGCCCGTGGTGCGCGCGGACTGCACCTGATCGGCGAGTCCGAGCGGGCCCGCTCCACCACCCGCTGCGCTGCCACTGAGAAGCCCAGTCGGATCCGCTCCCGCCATGCCCATGTTTACGGCGTATCCGCCCGGTTTCTGGTTGCCACCGTTGACGGCTACCCGGGCGTCATACGACCCCTGCCCCGCATTGGAACCCGTGGTGTTCTCGTACACGGACAGGTTTTGCGGGTTGCCCTGCGCGTCTTGCGGGCGCGAGATGACTCCGCCCGGGATTGGCCTTCCGGCAGCCGTGCCCGGCGCATAGGTCTGCTGCTGCCACGTGGTGGCCGTTCCGCCCTGCGAAGCAGGCGTGCCGTAGGGCACGTTGTTCTGCACAGCGTTGAAGTTTCTGCGCGCCAGGTCCGATTCCTGCTGCTGCAGCGGCGTCAGGTTCTGCTGCGGGGCCATCGCCGGAAACGCGGTGCCCTCGCCGAGGAAATCGCTCTGGTTAGCGTCATACGGGTTGACTGCCATCACGTACCTTTCGCGCTCGAGCGCCGCGCCTTGCGCTTGCGGATGATCTCGAGCTGGATGTTGGAGAGTGTCTCACCCTCAGATGCCACTGCAGAGTCGGCGGTCTGCACGATTTTGAGCACGACCCGATCGCCCTTGCGGCGCTTGGGCGCCCACGTCTTGCTCACCGTATCGCCCGCGCTGAATCCAGCGTTGACTGTGACCGGCGCAGCCACGCACTGGCCCGCCGTGCCGAAGGTAACGCCATCGTCGAAGCTGACCGTGCCCTCGATGTTGTGCCGCGCCTTGTGCTTGCCCGTGGTGATGAAGCGCTTGAGCTTGCCGTAGCCCTCGGTGCCCGTGCCGATCACGATGCTTCCGGTGATGACCTGCATCGAGATAAACGCGCTGGCTGGAAACGTGGCGTCCTGCCGGTACACGATGTTGCCGATGACGATTTGGATTCGGCCCTGGTGCGCGCAGATGGCCTGGATGACTCCCGCCGGCAGCTCGGTGAGCACGTCCACGTACCAGTCGCCCGTGCGCAGGTCGAGGCAGACTAGGCGGCGATCTGTGCTGGCGGCGTCGTTGCAGGCCCACACGGCGGTGTCGTCGACTCCGCAGATGGCGGATCCAACGATTCGGGGAAACGCCGCGAGAGTATCGCGCACTGGCTGGCTAAGCCATTGAGCGTTTCCTCCCCCTCGAGGCAGGAGATACATTCGATCTGGAAAGGCTTGAATCCAAGTTCCTTTGGAGGTGAGTAGTCGAGCACGGCCGTCAACAACACCCACTGCGTCTCCGGGGAGCTCTCGGGGGGCGTCGAATTCGCCAGCTCCCGAGTCATCCGGACCCACTCCACCAACGAGAAATATCTGATCTTTGGTAGCGACATACTCCTGATCGTCCTGGCTGAAAACGTCGGTGATGCGGCCCGTCACGGTGCCGAAGTGACCCGGGTGACCGCTCCACTCGATCGGCTCGTCGGGGAACGCGCGCTTGCTGCGCTGCCACTGGCTCGGATCGGGCAGCCCGCCGCCGGTGATGCGCTCGCGCCCGGGGGACAGGTACTGGGTGGGAAACGCCGCCTCGTGCTGCAGCGGTCCCGAGAGCGTTCCGCGAGCGCCCTGAGTGTAGATGACCTCCTGGGTCGAGATCTCCGTGTCGCTCGCCAGGTCAACGATGCTGACCGACTGGGCAAAGGTGCCGTTGGGGAATTCGAACACGCTGCGCCGCTTCGTCCGGTCCGGCGCCACCTTCGTGCGGTACACGATGACCTTGGCAGCGCGGTCTCCGCCGGCCGCCACGCGCACGCTCTTGGGCGTGCTGACCACCAGCGTCACGGTGTTGTTGCCGGCGGCCATCGTTACGGGGAAATCGTCGGAGACGGGCGACAGGTGGCGCTTGCCCGTGGTGTCGTACCAATCGAAGGCCACCGCGTAGGTGTAGAGCGAGAGCGGGGTGAGCGCGCCCGCGGCTGTGCTCGGCGTGGCGCTCTGGATGATCGGCGCGTCGAAGTAGCCCGCCTCCACATTGCGCACGCCGTCCCAGACGCTGACGTAACCACCAGCGATGTAGAGGTTACCCCCGAGGCTCGCCGTGCTGCGCCGCTCGGGGCTCATGGCGCGGAACTGCATCACCACGGGCATGTTCGCGCAGTTCAGATCGGTAACGGGGAACACCGCCCAGAAGCTGGTCCCGTCAGTGGCAACCGAGCCAAGCCAGGTAGCGAGCGCGTCGACTGCGAAACCGCGGTTGTGCGCGCACTCGTAGCCCCGGCCGTTCTCCACGTCGAAGATGCCGGTAAAGCTGGTCAATCCGCCCTCGCCGTGCGGCGAAATGACTCCAACAAATTGCGCGTCGGGGGAAACGAACGGCTTGCTCTGACATGATACCTCGCGGAACGTGCCCGTGCTGCCGACCAGAGCCAGCGTCGTTTCGGTGCGCAGATCAACCTTCAGCTGGCTGTCGATGGTGTCCGGGATGCTCGCGCTGATAACCAGTTGCGTGCTGTTCTTGCGGACGATGCCGGGTGGACGGGACCCCGTGGAACCACCGAACAGGGCCGCAGGAGCAACGGCGCTGGCGAGCGTGCTGGTGGTGAAGGACTCGGCGCGGTAAGTTCCACCCGTACGCACGTATGCGACCGTCGTCCGCCCACCGCTGACACTGACCACGCTTCCCAGAGAAACGTCGGTATCCGTGAGCGTTCCCGTTGCTGACACCGCCAGCCCGGTAGTGCAACGCCGGATAGTGCAGACATTGGTGTCGCTCCGGACGACGAGTAGAAGAAACTCGCTAGCGCCCGAGACTGGAGCAAGGTCGATTCCGTCTCCGACAGTACCGGTGTTGTGCAGGACGGTTTCGGCGGAAAGGGCAGTGCTGGTGCCCACCGTGAACGTGCAAGCCTTGACGGTTCCTCCGACAGTCGAGTCACGCCACGCAAACACGAACACCGAGCCCACGCCCACAACTCGAGGTCGGTCGCGAGAAGCCACGGTGGCTGAAAACAGGACCGCTCCGCTGACAGGTTCGAAGATGTGGACATAGACGTTCCCCTCCGTTGCGTGCCCCTCGAACACCAGGGCAACGTGCCCGTTGGCGTAGGCGATGTCGTACAGCTGCGCCTCGTCCGTTTTCACGAACGGCGGGCGGAACACCTGGGTGAGTTCGGAGATGGCGCTGAACGCGCGCGGTCGGGTGCCGGTGTCCTCGGGCACCCACTTGCTGGTCTCTTCGCTGAACGTGAAGATCTTCTCAGGTCCGCCCGCGCTCGCGTTGGTGGTTCCGAAGGCCAACAGGCGCTCGTTGTGGGAGACCACGTCGAAAGCGCGCATCGTGCCGCTGGGGACGCCGGCCTGCGTGAGAGCTCGGTAGCCGTAGCGTACGCCGAGCTCGCCCTCCTTGCGCAAGCGCCCGTTCTGGATCGACTTGAATACGCCCTGCGGCAGGAGCTTGGAGTCGATGTCCTCGCGCGCGCCGCTGTTGATCGGGATGTTGGCCAGTTCGACGGGCACAGCTCACCTCGAACGCTGGGTCGGTGGAATGGTCGTGGCTCTGCGCATCTGCTCGCGCTGGTGCTCCACGTCCTTGTAGGTGAGCGGAGAAGCATCCTCCCGCCGGCGCGGCAGCAGCGCGCGCCCGATACGACGGGCGCGGCTAGACGTGTTGACGATGGCCTCGGCGACCGTCAGGACTCCGAACACCACGGAGCGAATGGCGGTCCAGATCACTGGCCCCCCGCAAACTGGTAGACCTCGGAGGCGCGGCGCATCGCCAGCCCTTCGACGTACTGCCCGTTATCCTTGCACCAGCGCCCGAACTGCTTGGCAATCTCGCGCCGGCTAGCGCCCGCGTGCCAGAGCTGGACGAGCGTCGAAGTCTCGAACGCATGCCCACCGATGTTGAAGCAGAGCGACACCAGCGCGTCGAACTCGTACTGGTCGAGCTTCGAAGCCGTTCCCGAGCACGCGCGCTCCACCACGAGCTCGGCGGCGCTCACGTCCAGCGCGAGCTGCCGGAGCGCCTTGTCGGCAGTCCACTCGTCGCCCTGGTGTACTCCGCCCGTGTGCCCGTAGCCGATGGTCCAGACGCCGCCGCCGTCCTGGTAGGCCTCCAGGCGCAGCTGCTCACGCCTGGCGATGAGACCAAGCCCTAGCTGCGAGAGCTTCACCGTGCCCCCTGTGCCGCCGCACGCCGCCGCTCGTGGTAGCGCTGCAGGCCCTCCCTGAGCTTCTTCTTGTGCTCGTCGGTCATGCCTCGGCCGTTGGCAAACGAGGCCTCCACCGGCGCCAGCTTGGCGCGGCCCTGGGCCTTCATGTCGTGCCAGAGCTGGTCCACCCAGCCCCGAGGCAGCCCGGCGATGGCGCCGCCCGCGCTCACTGGCCCCCCAGCGCCTGCAGCAGCTGGATCAGCGTCTGCAGGGGAGACACGAGCCCCGGCTTGAACTGGGCCGCCACCTGCGCCGCAACGCCGAGTACCCCGAGCGCGATGAGCACCCACTTAGAGGATCCGCCCGCTACTCGAGCCACCGCTTGGGTCTTGGTGGGCGCAGCATCCTGCCCCTCGGGCGGAGGACCCGGCAGGCGGTCGCGCGTCAGGACGAGCTCCTGGCGCAGAACGGCGATGTCCCGCGTCAGCCGGGTCACCTCCGCCATCGTGGGCGGGCGCTGGGTGCCCTGCGGCGGGGTGTCGGCGGGCGCGAAGGGCGGAGCGGGCTCGCTCACGGAACACCCCCGTCCTTGGGCGCCGCGCACGCCCGGAGGCGCTCCACCACGTCCACAGCATCGTAGACTGTCACCTGCATAGGGTCCTCGGGCAGGACCTCCAACGCGGCGAGTCGACATTGGATTTGAGCCGCCGGCAAAGCCGCGCCGCAGCCCGTCACGCACACACCCAGGGCCGCAGCCCAAAGCAGACCGGATTGGAGCATGTCCCAGGCTAGCACGCCGGCCGGTTCTACGTCAAACTAGACGCCGTCAAACTTGACGTAGGCCATTCCGGAACACCGTTGTTTCCCCGGGTGCCTGCGGCTCGCTTGACTGATAAACACAATGTGTTTATATTGGACGTAACAACGCCGGATCACGTCCGGCAGAAAGCAGAGCTATGAAGCGAATGATTCACGCGCTGGCCGCGATGTGTGCGGCATTGGTGTTTGGGTGCGCCGAAGATGACAGCACCCAGATACAGGTACCCGACCTAGGTACCGTCTCTCGAGCAGAACCGGAGCAGCCTGCCGTCCCTGTTGGTGTGGGCGAGGTGAATGGCCTGCCGGGCACACCGCTAGAGGTGAGCCCCAACGGCATTCCGATCATCGAAGGAGTGGAGCGCCCGGACTATGCCGATACGGGAATCAACTCGTTCGCCAATCGTCTGGCGCGCGTTGCACCGGACAATCCAACTGGCGAGTACCGGTTTCTCATCGATGAGCTGGGGCCCGATGAGGGTGTCATTGATGACGATCGGGCGGGCTTTCGCAGCGGTCTAGAGGAATACACGTGGCGCCTGACGCATCCGAACGTGACGCACGAGAAGGCATTTTGGCTGTCAGCCATCTTCCACGGGAAGGCGTTTAACAGGAATGCAGACGGCTCACCGAATGCGTTGGGAGCCTGCTGGCTAGCAGAGAACGCCGGGCAGGACTGCGAGTTTCCCTCGAGCAAGGCCTGGAAATGGCGTCTAGCCTGGGGAAATGAGCCGGGAGACGAGTACAGCACGTGCAACGTTCAGCCGCCGAGCGGTACGTTCCCTCCGACGTTCTTCCAGGACCCGGGCCATTGGATTCAAGAGGCGTTCGACGGCTGGGGATCCAACATCACAATGACGCACACGCTGTCGCACACTGAGAACCTGACGATCTTCTGCGAGCCAATGCCGGGTAGCCCGTTCGGGGCAATCCTGGGCCGATCAGGCTCGTACGGAAATCTCACTCGGCGCGTGACCAATGCCAAGGACGCATACCCTGGAGCCTGCCATCTAGCCCACACGCCGGCAGCGTTCCCCAAGGGTCTGTATACCTACAGCCTGGCTCAGATGTCGTACAGCGCGGACAACATGTGGCAGCGCTCGCTGCTCTGCAACGGCAACCAGAACGATCCGGACATGCTACACACGCCAGCCGTTAACATGTTTATGCACGAGCTGGGGCACGTCTTGGGGTTCGCACACTTCAGCTCAGGGGTCATGGCCACGGGCGGAAACTGCGACCTGTTTTTCCATCAGACGAACTCCGTTCCGCAGGTGTTCAAAGATGTACTGGGAATATACACTCCCACCAGCGGTACATTTAAGTTCATCAACGGGCACACGTGCGCTGACGATTCGGACTCGACTCTGCCGGCTCCGTTGCCGAACTCGCAGCAATTCCCCTTCGGTCGACTCTACCAGTAAAGCTTCACGGCCCTTCGGGGCCCCTGCCTGCGCGCTGTTCATGACTACTAGCCCGGATATGTCCGGTGATCTGCAGCGCGCGGGCAGAGGCCAAGCAGGGAACGCCTGGTCAGTGGTGGCACTCTGCCGCCGGACGCGATAGGAGATCGACGATGAAGAAGCCTTTGATGTTGGGTGCGGCCTTGGCTTTGGTTGCGGCCGGCGCGGTCGGCGTAAAGCTGAGAAGCGAGCGCAGCCCGGAGTTAGCTCCGGGAGACACCGCTGATTGCATCGCTCCAGATTGCATTGGCGGCGGAACCGGCGGCGGAGCGAGTCGCATGTTCCCCGAGCCGCTACAGTGAAGCTCGTGGCCCTCGCCCTTCTCGCGCTCGCCTGCGGCGGACCCTCTGACGACGCCCAGGCGCCGCCGTGCGCGCTGGCGGTGTCCGTCCCTGGGTACCTGGCACCAGCGGCTGACGGCGCCGCTGAGCGCCTGCGCGCCGCCACAGGATGCGAGCTGACGCTGTCCGACAGCGGGACGCCGCTTACCTTCGAGCCGGGCGTCATCGTCAACGAGCTCGGTGAGCCAGCGTGCGGAGACTCGCTGATTGCCACGGTGTCCAGCGGGCGCGTGCTGGAGTCTCGAGGCATGGAGATCGACTGGACCCTGCGCGGCTGCCCCACCGCCGAGTCGCTCATACTGCATGAGTCGATGCACGTGCTGGCGAACCCAGCGGGCAGCATGTACGACGGTGGCCACGGCACCGATGGCGTGTTCGCGCAGTATCTGACCCACGACAGCAGCCCGCGCCTGACCGCGGGCTCGCTGGAGTTCTTCTGCTCGCGCGCTGCGTGCGCCGTGTTCGAGCCTGAGCTTTAAGACTGCGCCATGCGAGTGATTACCGCATGGGTCCAGGTTGTTGAGAGCGCTGCAACGGCAGCAGACATGCTCGCTGTCAAAGAAATCGTCTGAGATGCGGTTGTGTCCTTCGTGGTAGCACTGGCAGCCGTGTTGACTGACCCCGCTGTGCCCATGTCTCCCTGCTGCCAAATATTGGCCAGGAAGGTCCCAGCGGCTCCTATGGATCGGCACAGCAAGTATCCAACGACGTGCACAATGTGCACAGTGCTGATGGTTGTCGGGATCACGATTGCCGCCGCTGCATAGGAAGTTCCGCCTAGAACTATCTCGACAGTTAGATTGCAGGCCGTCGCCGTCGCTCCGCGGCTCACTACTATGTAGCCTTCGCACTTGTAGATCGTACCTACGGCCGCTGAATTCGCCTGCAGTGAGCCTTGAGCGCCCGTGGTGCTTCCCGTTGTGTTCGTGGCCGAGACAGTGTTGGAGTTGGAGCCGACGCGATTAGGGATGAGCTCCCAGGTCGCGCTCTCGTCGTCTGTGAACATGCCGCGAGTGGGTGCAGTGTTGCGAGTCCAGAACGTGCCCCCACCGGCTGACACAGAGGGTCCCGATAGCGCCGTCTCGACAAGCGGCACATTGACGATGTTTGTGCCGAACGTCGTGGTGTTCAGGTCCTGAGCGGCCACCACTACGCCCGACAGAGCGGCGCGCTGCCACGTCAATTCCAGCTCGTCGTTCACGGAGTCATCCGTGACAACTGCGATGATCGAAGTGCCACTCAGGAAGTTCAGATTCGTGCGGTCGTTTTCTGCGCTCCCGTTGTCCCGGATGCCTGCGAACAGCGTGGCGTTGGCGTTGGCGCTCGCCGCGATGGCTCCGGTGAGTGCCGCGCGCTGCACCTGGTCACTGGTGATGGTGATCGAGGTCGATCCATTCACGTCCAGCGTGTGCGCCGCGAAGCTGAGACCAGCTCCCGCCAGCGTAGACAGGCCAACATCCGCCGGGTCCGCTGTGCCAGCAGTGACGTTGCCCTTGAAGGTGTCCGTGGCCATCTGCGCCAGGCGCGCATTGGTGACCTGGTTGGCGCCGATGTTGTTGGTGACCAGCGTCCCGAACCCGAGGTCTCCCGAGCCTGAGCGGCGCAGCGTCTGGTCGGCGGCGCAGCTCGCCCAGAACACCGAGCCAGCAGCGCGAATCAGCGCGGTCTGAACGGACGAGTCGATCGACTGGATGTTCCCCGAGGTGCGACCCATGACGCCCTCGGCGTTGGATGCGACCGCGGTGGGCGATGCCACGCCCGCCGTGGCGTTGGCGAGGAACGTGTTGGCCGCCTGCGTGGCGAGCGTCGTGGCGTTGCTGTTCTGGCTCGCTGTGACGGCCCCCGTCAGGGCTGCGCGCTGGAAGGTGTGGCTCGTGGCGTCGTAAACCAGCGATGTAGAGCCGATGCTGGAGAGCGCTATGGCTGCCGGCGAGGCAGAGATCGTTCCGGTGTTGCCGATGAACGTGTCTGCCGCGATGGCCGCTATCGACGACACGGGCACCACGCCAGCGGGAAAGTCGCCGCTCGTGAAGACGGACCACTCGAGGCCCGTGTTCCCGCTGTTCACGCGTAGATGCTGGAAAGCTATCGAACCCGCGAGCGCGGCAGGGATGGCGCTGGCGTTCGTGGCATTGGCCAGCACGCTCTTGGCTGCGAGCGCTCCGAAGGCCGTGGCGTTGTCGTCCTGCGCGGCGGTGATGGCGCCCGTCAGCGCGGCGCGCACAGGGCGCACTTGCCAGCGGTTTCCGAATGCGCCGCCATTGAAGATGATCGAGGTCTGGCTGCGCAGGTCCAGAACCGAAAAGAAGCCCTGGCTGACCCCCGCTGGGCTCCACACCTCCAGCGGATTGCCCCATTGCAGAGCATTACCGGCAGCGTTCACCTGCAGCACCTGGCCTGCAGTGCTCGCCGTGATGGCCGCCATGACGCCCGTGCTGTTCGCGGCTCGACCGAGCACTGATAGCCCGGTCAGGTTCGCGAGCTTGCTGAACGCCACGCTGGCGACATTGAGCGCCCAGCTGATGGCGCTCGGCGTCGTCAGGTCGGCGTCCACCTCGGCGCTATCGGTGGCGACACGCCCATTGGGGAACGACGCGTGCGCTGCACCCAGGACCACCGCCGCGCCGCCCATGCTGCCGCTGGAGGTCACTCCAGGCGGACCCTGCCACGCCGTGTCCTCCTGCCCTAGCCCGACCTCGTAGCTGCCAGGCTGGTCCAGCAGCAGGGTGGATCCGTCCGGGTTAACGAGCGTTGCTGGGCTCTTGACGTCGGTGACCACCACGGTCACCGTGCCGAACTCCCCCGTTTCGCCTGCCTCTGGAAGCTTGATGACCTGGCCATCGGCCACGCCCACGATGATTTGCCCCTCGCGCGCGTCCATGCTCTCGATGAGCGGCACCACGTTGCGCCGGCGCGCGGCGCGCAGGAGCTCGTTGTAGATGCCCTGCAGCGCCTCGCGCATCACGCGCGACATGTCGGCAGGGTTCTGTGGGATGACGGCCGGAGGCTGCCAGGAGAGCCGTGGGGCGGCGTAGCCGGGCAGGTCGAGCTTGGGTCTCGGGTGCGGGCAGCTGATGGTCACGGAGCCACCTCAGCGCGTGCGGTAGGCCCGGCTCGCGCCACCGCCGGATCGGAACGGAACGATCGGCCCGGCTCGGTTCAGCCGGTTGATGTTGGTCACGATGCGCTGCTTGACCCGATCGCGCTCGGTCGTCGCCTTCACGTACAGCGCGCCGCCGCCTGCGTCGTCCTCGTCGTCCTTGTAGGCGACCATGACGGCTGCGTTCCAGAGAATCCATTCGATCCAGTCGCCGTCGAAGCCGTTGACGACCTGGAGTCCGCCAGACGCGGTAGCGCTCAGCTCGGGGTATTCCCCGAAGTACAGCACGCGGTAGAGCAGGCCGAGCGCGCTGTGCGGATAGACCTCGATGGCGCCCGCGTCCAGCGCCGTGCTGGCCGGCGTCGTCTCCTTCGGGACGCTCCGGATTCGGAACGCGTCGGGCTGTCCCTGGCATCCGAAGTAGCGGCGCCGATCGCCGGCTTCGATACGGTCCAGCGGATACCACCTGGGGCTCGCGCTGCTGCCAAGGTTCACGTCGAAGCCGTGAATCGAGATGGCGGTGGGCGGCCACACCACCTCGAGGAAGCTCTCACCGGTTGGCGGAGCAACGGGTAAAGCTGTCGGCGTGCTCCAGTCGAGGAGACCACTGCAACCCGCCGACAAAAGTTCCGCGCGTACTCCCCGACAGCTCTGCGTCAGGTAGCGGCACAGGCGCGCGTCCGTGTGCCGAATCAGCATCTCCTCGAGGTCGCACCGGTCCCGCAGATCGGCGATGAGCTCGGTGACGGTGCGGGTGGTCATGGGCGGTTACTTGCCGCCCCGCTCCTCCAGGATGCACAGGATAGCTTGGCGCAGGGCGTCGCTCTTGGTGGGAACGTCGGCCTTCTCATCGAACACCGTCTCCGCGTAGGCGTCGAAGGGTCCAGCGCCGAGCTCGTCAGGCTCAGGCGCGCCCTCGGCGGGCGCAGCGTCGTCCGAGTAGTCGTCGGCTTCCTCGTCGTCGCCGCCCAGCGCGGGCGGCATCGAGACGGCGAACAGTCCTCCCTTGGCAGCCATGGCGTTACGCCTGGAACGGGGCCTGCGTCGGATCTTCTTCGATCCAGACGTCGACCGCATGCCGGCAGTTCTCCGCAGTGTCGTGGCTGATTTGGGCCTGGACGTTGTTGGTGCTCATGGCGAGCACGATGCCCGGGGGAGGCATCACCTCGAGCGCCAGGTCCACGTTGTTGACGCCCGTGGGGTCCGCCAGTGCCTCGGCGCCGGTGTTGTTGAAGGCGTTCACGGTCATCGTGGTCGCCGAGGCAGAGCGCACCTGCAGCACGCGCGCGTCGGCGATGGCGCCCGCGTCCTCGCTGAAGTGAGCGCCCAGGCAGCGCGCGGTCGCGCGGCTCTGCGGAATCGTCAGGGTGGCGACGCCGCCGCTGAAGTTGCCCAGGGACAGGCCAGCGCTGCGGTCTGCCGCGTTGGTCACCGTCGCGCCGCTGGTCGTTCCGTGGTAGCGAACGAGCCCGTAGGCGCTCGTGACGCCGCTGACGATGCCGTACGCCGACAGGATCGTGGGCGATCCCATCAGCACCGGCGTGGTTCCGCCGAGCAGGTACTGTTCCCAGACCTGCACCCAGCGCTTGGCGGCCACGGTCGCGATCGACCGGAACACGATGCGGTAGATGGTGTCCGTCTGGAACGCGCTGGCGCCGAACTCGGTCGTGAGGTCGATCGCGACGCCGGTCTCGTTCGTGGTGCTCTGCACCACGTTGCCGGCGTCGGGCTGCCCGAGCGTGCGCCCGAGCTGCGCCGAGCTGCGCGCCATGAAGTCGAAGAACTTCTTCTGACTCGAGCCCGTGTTGTTGGGCTTCTGAACTGCTCCCGCTGTGACCGTCATCAACTGCCCTTCGGGACGCCCACCGGGTCGTCCACGTGGATGTCAATCACCCACTGCATCGCGGTTGCCGAGCCACCAAAGGTGAGCACCACATCATTGCTGGACGCCGAGAAGACAGCGGTTGCCTGCGTGCCGGCGCCCGTGTTGAGCACCTGCCCCGTGGTCGCGATGGGCGCCGTCTGGGTCGTCACCACCGGCGCCGTTGCGGGCGCGTCGGGCTTGAGCACCGAGGCGCACACCTCGATGTACTGGCATACCGTGGCGTCAGCGCCGCGCCCGTAGGCTCGGCAGCGCACGACGCTGAGCGAGCTGTTGGGGAACAGCACGAAGCCGGCGGCCACGAGCGTGGCGAACAGCGTGGTGAGGTTGGCGACCACGCCCGTGGTCACCGCGTCGGTGGTCACGAAGATACGCGCGTCTCCCAGGTTCACCAGCTTGGGAACGCGGAGCGTCTTGCGCGCCTGCAGGTCGAAGAAGCGGGATACCGCGTCTCCGGGCGGGCACTGGCTATTGACGATGACTGGCGCTGCCATTAGGAGGCTCCTGTCTCGTAGCGGAGAGTGATCTCGATCTCGGTGCCGTCAGCCGGCGCTGCCTCGGCGCCCGTGTCGGAGCGCCGCGTCTTGAGCGTGGCCGTTCCCAAGCTGGCGCTCGGGGTGCCGGCGAGGATGTTGGCGATGCAGACGAGCTGCGTGCCCGTGGGCGGCTTCAGCTCGCACCCGAGCACGGACACGTCGGTGCCCGTGGGCAGGCCCGCCACGGCGTAGCTGCCCGTGGCGCCGGTGATGGTGACGCCTGGGCAGGACTGGCGCCGCGTGCTGGACATGGTGCACACAGCGCCCGCGCTGCTGAACGTGCCCTTGAGGCGCACGTCCATCGGGTTGGCGTAGAGCTCCCCGAACGGCTCGTCGTGGAACAGACTCTGCTTGGTAGGGTCCGGCATGGTGCCCTCAGTTCAGCGGGCAGCGCGCCAGGCCCTTGGGGTCCTCGGAGCGGAGAGACCCATAGCCCGTGTACTGCAGGGCGTAAGAGTCGGTGTTGGGGTCGCGGACCCACTTGAGCCCGTCGTCGTCCATGATGGCGGGCAGGCCGTGCGCGGAGTGGAGGTTCCACTTGCTCAGGTCCGTCATCCAGGCGATGTCCGGATCGACCATGGGCGACTCCATCAACTTGATCTCCACCGCGGTGGTGGTGATCACGATGTAGTTGTACCCGGCCTTGCCCTTGCCGCTCTCGGTGACGTTGTAGCCTGCCTGGCGAACGTCGGTGCGCTGCAGGAGCTGCGAGGCCTCGCCGAAGCGCACGGTGTGCACGTAGGCGTTGACCTTCGTCCCTCGCTTCCAGCCGAACCTGGAGCGAGCCACGATGGCCAGCTTCTCCAGGCGCTGCAGGATGTTGAGGTTCACCACCTCCGCCGCGAGCAGGCGCACGCCGCCCAGGAGCTCGTCGAAGGTGCGATCCATGTTCTTGAACAGGGTCGCCGCGGGAGCGGTGGCGTTGCACCAGCTGTCGAAGGTATCGAGCACGAAGCCCGAGGTTGCTCCGTCCACGCCGTTGTCGTTGCCTGCGCCGAGGTTGGCCGGGGCGTAGACGCCGAGCATGAAGAAGAACATCGTGCCGGTCCAGCCGGCGGGCGTCGCCGCTGTGCCGCCGCTGACGTTGGACACCGTGAACGTGGGCGAGCTGCCGGAGCGCCCGACCTTCAGCACGAAGCCCTGGCTCGAGCCGCCGAGTAGCGACCCGCTGGTGCCGTCCGCCGCGCTCGCGACCAGGATCATGTCCGGGCGAATGCGGTTGATGTGCTCGGCGTTGCTCGTGATGGTGACCACGCCAGCGCTGATGGTGCCAGAGCAGATTGCCAGGCCTCGGCTGCCGGCGGTGACCATCCATTCGAGGGTCTGGCCAGCCATCGAGAGATGGCCTTCGACGTGGGCGCTCATGGCGCGCAGGGCTGCAGCGTCGCCGCTGTTGCCGCGCTTTACCTCGCGCTCGTCAATGGTGACCTCGCCCTTGAGACAGCCTTGGGCGTTGCGAATCTGTTGGAACGAGCCGTTACCGCGCCGGCCGCCTTGGTTGGCGACTGCTCGCGCGCCTGCTCGAGTTCCGGACCAGCCCACGCCACCGCTCACCTGGACGAAGCTGTTGAAGCTCTCGCCGTCAGGGCTGATGGACCGCGGAATCTCGTCGAGAATGACCGTATCGACCACGGACAGGTTCGTGACCTGCTCGCCGCTCTTGTAGCGGCGCTTGAACATCTGCTCGGTGTAGGTATTTCCCACGCTGGGCTCCAGGAGAATGAAGAGTCTCGGAGCTTTTCGCTCCCGCTTCGATCCACCTGGCTTGACGCAACCAGTCGCACCCTCAGGTTTTGAACCGCTCTCTGAGTCGAGCGTGCTTTAAAGCTGAGGGATGTTTCCGAGCGTGTCAAGAACTTCCTACGTCAGATGTGACGTAGGGGCTTGCCATCTCCCGAGCCGGGGCAGAAGCTGAGGGAGGGAACGACCGAGAGCGGCATCGCCGAAACCGCGGTGGTGTTCACCTCCGAGTCTCACAGCAGGAATCCCTCCTTGCGTGCGCTCGCTCGCGCTTCCTGACTCAGCTGCGCGATGATGGCCTTGGCCTTGCCGCGCCGGTCCTCGCTGAACTTGGCGAGAGTCTGGTCTACCACCTCAGCCACGGTCGTGCCGTTGGAACGCCCGGTATCCTTGTTGAGCCGCCACAGGTAACCCCAACGGTGCTGAAGGAGCCACGCTGCCCAGGCTGCGCTCTTGGCGCGCTGCCCCTGAGCTGGTGGATTGCCGCGCCCCAGAGCCTCGTCCACGATGACCTGGAGCAGCTGGCCGTGAATCTGTGCCTCGGCGCTCACGAACGCAGCCACGAAGCCCCTATAGGGCTCCACAGCGTACGGGTCGGCTCCGCGCACTAGCCAGGACTCCACCGTGACCGGCGAGATTCCGCAGCGATACGCCGTCATCGATGGCCAGTCGCCGTGCAGCAGCATGTCGGCGATGATGGCGTCCTGGAGCTCCGGCGTCAGGTTCGTTGGGCGCCCGTTGCCATCTACAGCGAGCCCTTGGCCCTGCGCTTTTCCGGCGTAGCTGGTCGGCGTGACGGGGCTCGTCATCCCGAGTCGTCCCGAGGCTTTGCCTTTCGGCTTATCGGTCGGCTTGGTCATTGCCTTACCCAAGACGACCGGCGACCCAGATGCCACAGGCCGCAGTGTGGGCACTGGTACACCTCAGCCTTGTCGCGCGAGCGCCCGCGAGAGGACCCGTGCATCCTGCCCACGGCTTTCCTGGCGCCCAGCACGCGCCGAGCGTCGCCCGCGCTGCTGAACGACTCCTTGCTGGTCTCGGGGCAGTACTCCGCCGGGCTCAGGTTGCGCACGGCGTCACCTCGATGCTGGCAACGCGCGCCCAGCGCTTCTCCGCCCGGATGTTCCACAGGTGGCTGTCCTCGCTGTGCACCGCGTCGCCCAGCGCCTTCACCAGGTTGTCCAGGTCCGGCTTGCACCGGTGCGGCTGGCCATCGAGCACGCGCCGCATTGGCTCGTCCCAACTCTTGGGCATCTCCATCCTGAAGACGACCCGGCAGGGCTGAGGGAGCGCGACGCGGTAGAGCCTGACCTTGTCCTTGAAGGCGCGGTATCGAAGCACGCAGGGGCGCTTGGCCCACTTGTCGCGCTGGGTCATGCGCGGCTTCGGAACGGGTGTGATGGGGTAGATCACGGGATTGTCCTCAGCAGTTCCTCAATGCTGAGCGCTCGGCGATAGGCCTCAGAGAGCACCTTTCGCAGCGCCTCGGTCTCCTCGCATCCACACGGCTCCGGGTCGGGCAGGTCGCAGTCCAGCGCGCGCTCTACCGTCGGGTCCTTCGCTGGCTTGTAGCGCTTGGCAAAGTTGTGCACGAAGCGCGGCCATCCTGGCTCTACCGTGCTCCCTGGGTCCGGGCATCCGTTGTTGCGATCCCCTTCCGGCGCGGGCTCGGGGGCGGTGGGCTCGGCGCAGAGCTCCTCCACGTACTTGCTCATGTCGCCACCTGGGTTCCGGACCGTGATGACGCCGCTGCCATAGGCCATTCGGATGCACGTCACGATCTCCGCATCCACCTCGGCCCTGCTCCGGAGTGGCGGCGTGGTCTCGGCGCGGTAGGCGGAGAGGGCATCTCGTGTAGCGTCACTGGGAACGATGCTGGGCTGACAGTGAAGCCACAGGCGCACCGCCTCACACAATCGGGCCATGGTCTCGGGAGAGGCTTTGCGTTGGGTCATGGTTGGCCTTTCAGGATGGCCAAACCCCGATCGATGCACTCGCTCGGGTCGGCGCCCTCTCCCGCGTGCAGCTCCAGCTCCGCCACGGCTCGGGCGATGCGGGACCGCTCCGTGTCTAGGTCCGTGCGCAGCTGACCGAGGCAACGCGCTTCGCCGGCTATCGATTCCAGGTGCCGCTTCTGGTCCGCCTCCAGCTCGGCCACGCGGGCTTGGAGGCGATCGACACTGGGCCGGTAGTTGGAAGCGAGCGGGCACATGCTGTTCGTGTTGCCTGGCCCGTGCGAGCATCCGCACTCGTCGCATTGCTTGCCGCTCACGCCCCACCTGCCTTGCTGGCGCGGATGAGGTCCCGGATGCGAATCATCGCCAAGCGGCTCTGTGCGCCGTTGCCGAACGCATGCGCCTCCCAATCATTGCACTCCGCCTCGATGCGCTCGATCAGGGTGGGCTCTGTCAGGTCCACACGACGCACCTTGCCGGAGTCTTGTTCGACCGTACGTGGGCAGCCTGGCTGATGAGCTCCCGACTGGGCATGACCGTCGCAGCACTCAGTCTCCGCCTTCGCTGCTGGCGCTGGGGTGCGGGAGAGGAAGGCTCCAATGTCCTTTCGGATGGCCGGGTGCGGCACGCCGAACTGATGCACTCGGGCCAGCAGCGCGGTCGCTTCTGCCAGCGCGGACTCGGCGGCCAACTTGCCGTTGTGCGCAACTGTCCAGTCCTGATGCGTCTTAAGGTTGGCTAGCGCACTGCGCTTTGCCTCTGCGTCGGCCGCCTCCGCCCGGGCCAGCGCGGCTGCCAACTCCTCTCGGCACTCGTAATGGCCGGCGCGCAGCTGCTCAGCACTGGCCAGCGCGGCGTCGAGACAGCGCATCCAACGGGCAAAAACCCTGCCGTTTAGTCTGCAACTGCGGACGCTCGCCGCGTGCTCTAGCAGAGCCCGCTCTTCCGCCGTAAGTTCTTCCGTCATGCCACCACCTCCCAGCACTGAACCTCGCACAGCGCCGTGATGCGCTTCCAGAGCAGCGCGTCTGCCGCGTCCAGGCACGCCTTGCTCACATTGAGCTTGCGAATCCTGTTGCGCAGCTCGTAGGCGCGCAGCACGAGCTCGCCCGCGGCGATGGTCTCCAGCTCCAGGCATTCGAGCGCGGGCCACTCGAGCTGGAGCGTGACGGATTGGAGGCTCATAAGAAGACACCTCGTTGGTCGCGCACCTTGGCGTGTTCCTCGATGACGTCGAGCAGTTCGAACAGGTCCTGCTTGTCAGGATTGGCGTGCCGAGCAAGCCGGCAGATGAGACGGATGTGCTCTAGGGCAATCTCCATTTTGCCCGCGTACTTCTCGCACTCTTTTCTGTCTCGGCTGAGCTTCTCTACTTCCTCAGCCAGACTCGGTCCGATGGCGCTCACTGATCCATCTCCTCGGGGCAGTAGAGCCCGCACACTGCGCCCGGGTACACCAGGCGAGCCAGCTTGGAGCCGGCCGTCTTGCAGAGCATGTCCCGAGGTCGCTTGACCCAGTTGCCGCTGTTCAGTCCAGCCTGCTTCGCCTCAGCGATCGTGTACGTGTAGCGCGTCGGCAGCGGGTGCCGTCGGTGCTTGGTCTCCCACGTGGCGGTCTCCGCCGTGCTCTCGATGAGCTGGAAGTATTCGCAGTCCGGGTGCCGCTCGGAGAGCGAGCGAATCATGTCAGCGCTCGCGCTGGGCTTGCCCTCGATGATGTGGAACCCGTCCAGCGCAGTCGTCATCTTCAGGCCGAGCTCGCGCGCCTTAACGATGATGGTGAAGATGGCTTCCGGGTTGGTGAACTTGCCGTAGAGACGTCCGTTGGCGAACATCCTGGCGAGTCTCCACCCTGAGTCGATATCCAGCGGCTGCATGTCCTCCGTGACTGCGCTCGTCTTGGCCAGCGCCGTGGTCGCTGGCGCCGCCGCTGCCTGCTTGGGCGGCGGATCGCTCTTGGCGCGCGCTGACTGCTGAGCGGTCTCGTTCTGCGCGGCAGCGGGCGCCTGGGACGGAGCGCGCGAGATTGGATCGAACTCCGCTTCTGTGACTCCGTCCGCGTCTGTGTCTGCTGCGTCCGACATGTCGTCCTCCACGAGCCGAACAGGCTCTCGTTTCTGAAGTAGTTCGTTCGCATCCACCGGCGTCGCCGTGTCCAGCGCCGTCAGTTTGAGCGCTGCCACCAGCTGCTCCCAATTCGTGGCCAGCGAGGTCCACATTGCCGATGGCTTGGCGCCGTCGCCAGAGGTGGCCAGCGCCTCGGCGATGCCGGTCAGGTTGCCGCACTCCTGGATGAGCTGCGTGGCCTTCTTGGGTCCGATGCCGGGCACGCCCTTGATGTTGTCGCTCGTGTCGCCCACGAGCGCGAGCCAGAGCCCCATGTCCTTCGGCTCGACACCGTACTTCGCTTTGATCTCCTTGGGTCCGCGCACCTCGGCGGGACGCTGACCGACCGAAGGAACGTACATGCGAACCGACTCGGTCACGCACTGCGCTGCGTCCTTGTCAGAGCCGATGATACGCACGTCCGGACACCAGAATCCGTAGGCCAAGCAGAGCGTCGCAATGACGTCGTCCGCCTCGTAGCCCTTGGCCTTGGCGATGCGGTATCCGTCCTTCTCGATGCGCTCGATGAGCCAGCGTTTCTGTGCAAGCTCCTCGTCCGCCGGGCGCTCGCGCTGCGCCTTGTACTCCGGATCGATCGCCTGGCGTCGGTAGGGTGGCCAGTCACAGCACACGATGACGTGTTCCACGCTCTCACGCACGCCAGCAAGCTGGTCCAGCGTCAACTGCGCAGCGAAGCCTGGAGCTGCGTCGCGCGGGGCTCCCATCCAGTTCTTTTTGAACAGGTACGACAGGTCAACGAGCGCGATCGAACGGTATCCATCTCCTGAAACTTGTTCTGCAGCCATGTTCCTACTCCTCCTCGATGAAAGAAACGGGCTGCGCCTCCGGCGACGATGACTCGGGGGGAGAGTCAGTGCCGTCCGCAGAGGCGCAGCCCAACGACTTGACGACGATAACGAATGCGACGGCGAGCAGCAGTGCAGCCGCCAGCGCGTCGGCTGCTGCTGCGCGCAGCGCCAGCCCGCACTCGAGCGCGTAGGGTCGTCCCACCACGCGGTACGTTCGCTGGCGCAGCACCAGCTTTCCCAGACGGTCGCGTTCCCAGCGCGTGAACGGGAGTCGCGTCACCATGTTGACGCCTTCACAGCGGTCCAGGCGCTGGACCCAATGGTGGAGCTCGCGTGCACCGGCGGCAGCGGGATGTACTGCAGCCCGCACTCGCGGCACTCGCTGGTGCCTGGCTTGCAGATGGACCGCCCGTACTCGTCCTCTCGCCCAGGCTCGCACAGGTGTGGAGTTCCAAGACAGACCCGGCAGCGCTTTACGGGGTTGCGCGGCGGCTCGCCGCACATAGCCTTGCGCTTGCCGTCGCGTTTGGTCTTGTTGGCACCGGTCAGGCGCTTGTTGCGCTGACTCTGTGACACGCTCGCCGCTCTGCGTCGCCGAATTTCGAAGCACTCCCCGCAGCGCTCGGCGAACTTTCCGCGGTCTCCAATGATGTTCCCTTTGGAGCACGGGGTTACGCCGTGGTCAGGACCAGGGCACGGGTTCTGGTTAACGAAGCGAGCGGTGTGGAAAGCGCCGCTCATCGTTCCCCCACAGTCTGTGCCAGGATGCGCCCGTTGCCGGTGAGCGAGTAGCAGGTCACGCGCCCGTCCGCCGTCCTGCCCGTGGGCTTGATGAGCTCGAGCTTGAGCAGCAGCACCAGTTCCGAGATGGTGAGCGAGTGCCGACCGGGGGCCAGCGCTGCCACAGCCTGCTCGCTCAGCAGCGGCTTGATGGCATTCTTTCCGCAGTGGCGGGTCATGGCGCCCACCTCGCGTAGTAGCGAAGCATTTTTACCATGGCGTCCGGGTCATCCGTATGCACCTTGTAGTAAATGCAGTCCTCGCTGAGGTTCACCGTCAGCGAATCGAGCGGGTTGCTCTTGCGCTTCATGGCGCCACCTCTGGACCGTACCAAGCACCCTTGTCGAACCTCGGAGCGGGGCTGAACACCCAGCCCTCCTGACGGTCGCGCTCGTCGCCCACCTGCTCGCTGAGCTCGGCTAACAGCGTGACCGGCAGGTAGTCGATCTCCCAAGCCTCCTCGACAATCGACCACCAGGAAGCGATCGCGTCTTCTGGGCATTCGCCTAATCCCTGCAGATTTGCGATCGCGCTCTCGCTGCTCGGGTCGAGGCAGTTAGGGCAGTGGCAGCGCCAGGCGTTGGATCCACCGACACCGGTGATGCCCACGTAGGCGTTGGTGCCGCATGGGCACTTAATGCTGACTTCGATCATGGCTTCATCGCTCCCGCCGGCGCCAGGCGCTCGGCAATCAGGATCAGGTCGCCCGCCGTCGTCAGGATGCGGGTGGCTTCGGCGCGCAGATCGTCGACGCGCGCCAGGATGTCTCGCCGCGCCTGCTCGTTCGGCGGCGGCGGAGTCGTGGGCTTCTCGTCGCGGCTCATTGGAAGCACCCCAGGCACCAGAGGGCCAGTGCAGCGCCCGAGAGCGGGCAGCAGAAGGTCAGAAAGAATCCGACTGCGAAGCCCTTCATGGCTCACCTGCAAACTGCACATTGCAAGCCGATGACAGGTAGATGGACAGCAGGCTGCATGGCTTGCCCAGGCAGAACAGCTCCACCGCGAGCGAGCGGCAGGTAGCATCGAAGTCGGCGAGCTTTGCCACGCCGTACTTGCGGCAGGTGCGCTGGACCTGGAGCTCGAACTCTGCCCGGGTGATGTTGGGCAGGGTGTTGTTGTAGCGAGCCTCCGGTGGAACCATTCCTAGCTCCTCGATTTGCTCCGGAGTCAGACCGGAGCAGCCGCCCTCGCTGCGGTCCGGCCACTTCGGAGCGTGCCGGAGAATCAGGCAGAGCATCTCGTTGGACTGCTCTTCATCGGAGGCCTGCTCGCGGGTGTCGCGATTGATCTGGATTGCGTTGCTCATGGTTTCCTTTCCCCAGAGGGTTTCCCTCTACACCCATCATTATAAACACACCGTGTTTACCGTCAAGCTCGGCGTGTCAGGTTCTCAGACAGGCGTTCAGTAGAGCTCCCGGCGCCCGGCTTTGAGCCACCGCCGCCGGGTGTGGGTGTTCTTGCTGCACCCTCCGCAGAAGCGCCGTCCGTGGCGCCGTAGGATGCTGACCACGTGGCAGCGGCAGCAGAGCCGTCGGGCGCCCTTCGGGAGCCGCTGCCATGCCATCAGTCCACCGCCCCGTTGCCGTGGAACGAGGCCTCAGGCTTCGGCCTCCGGGCGCGCTTGGCCTTGGGCTTCAGCGCCAGCGCCAGCGCAGCCGGCATGGGGTGACGCGCCGGGATGCGCTCCTTGGGGAACTGCGAGGCATTCATGTGCGCCAGCTCGATGCGCGCCCAGTGCGCGACGGCATCGAACACGGGTGCTCCCACCGTCCAGGCGCTCATCTTGTCGCGCGTCGGAGCTCCGCCCGAGTTCTGCAGCACCACCGCCAGGTCGCTCCGAAGCTTCTCGTGGTCGTTGGCCAGCGGATAGCGCTCAATGAACCACGCGGTACACTCCTCGTCCAGCGTCAGCGCCGGCTTGTCGTGCTCCTGCTGCTCCTCGTCGGGCAGCGAGTAGCCCTGGTCCGGGTGCCCAGGCGGGTCGGTGTCCTCATCGGGCTCGTCGGTGCTGCCATCAACGAACTTAAGCTTGACCTGACGCGCCTCCCACACCGTGCCGCTCCGGAGTTCACGGCGCAGCTCGCGTTCTCGGGTCTGGAGGCGCGCGATCTCGGTCTTTGCGTCCTTGGCGCAGCGCTGGTGCTCCTCGATCTCGCTTTGGTAGTTGTCGATCTCGGTGAGCAATCTCAGGTGGTCCACCTGGCGCTGCCTGATCTCGATCTTCGTAAGCTGTCGCTCAACTAGTTCTTGCATGACGTCTCCTCGTTATACTTCCAACCCCAGCGGTTGCAGCGCATCGCGCGCCGCACCGCGAACATGTACGCCGCGGACTCATCCAGCCCGGCGCTCTCGCATTGCGCCATCACCCAGAGCCAGAAGCTCAGGCGCTGACGGCGCAGAATCACGACCAGTCTCCGCGGTGAATGCGTACGCGCGTCGCCTGCCCCTTGCCGCGCCGCACGACGACCTTGGGCCCGCCGAGCTCTGGCGTGCGACGGTACAGCGTGACCCGTGTCTCAGGCACCCCAGTCGCCGGGAACGAGACCACGGGAGCCGGCTTGATGGCGCTCACGGTACCCTCCGGCGCGCGAGCACGAGGCCCAGCAGCTCGCGCTGATCGCTGGCGTCGATGGTGTCACGGCCCGTGTAGAATGTCCGCGTCAGCCGCAGGATCGCCCGGTCCAGGTACTTCCGCTCGAGTGCTGATGCGCGCTTCTGAGCCTGTGTCTTTCGCTTCACGGGTGCCACTCCTCGCTCTTGTCGCTCTGGCCCTTGAAGCCGCGTCCGTTCCAGCCTCGAGCCGGTGCCTGACGCCGAGCGAAACGCGCATCGAAACGCCTCTGCAGTTCCGCCTTGCGCTCGTCGGTCGCGCTATCAAGCTTCTCGCAGTTGACCTGGAACCGCTCGGCCGACTCGCGGCTGATGTCACTCTCGCTCATCTGCACGAAGATGGCCCGCCAGCGTTTGGTCTCTGGATGCTCTAGGCGCGCGATCTCCGCGTCGTTGACGCGCTGCTGGCGAACGACAGCAGCGCACGGCTCGCAGTGAAGCGTAGGCAGCGTGGCGCCCGGACGATGACACTTCCAGCAGTGGATGCCGCCCTTGCCGTCGTACAGGCCCTCCTTGCGAGCCAGCGTCGCCGCGAGCTCTCGCACGCTGCCCAGCGCGTCAGCCAACGGTGCGATCGCGTCCGGGGTTTTCAAACTTGTCTCTTCCATGGCGGCTCATCTCCTGAAAGCGCTTCTTTTCGAGGTCAGTGGCGAGCCACTTGAGCTCGCGGAAAAACTGGTCGTCCTCGCTCGAGAACGGATGCGTGTAGGTCTTTCGCCGGCAGTCCTCGGCTTCT